CTGTCCAGGGGCAATGTCAGTGGCTGCGCGCGTATGGTTGCTATCCAACGTACGCCGTCCTTCGACCAGCACCTAGTTGGGGTTCCATGCAATACGGAATCACCCAGGCGTGCCGGACCGAACAATCTCAACCTAGCTGGTATCGGATCAACGCAACGTTTCAAAACCAAGGAGGCACGAGGCCACTTCGACTTCAAACCGTTATGTAGTGCGACCCAGTCTAGCGGCGAATCCATCTTCTTTTTACAGAAGATTGACCGAACGTTGAACCCGCTGAAGTAATCACCGCCGCAGCTTTCCCGGAAGGGACCGCTGCCAAACGATTTTCTCTCATTGGGCTCAAAACCGGCCATTTTAAGGACCGCCGTGGCATCACGGAAGGATCTGCTTGGGAGTATGATATCATCCCCAAAACAGAACAGATCAACGCCGGGTGTCAAACCGCACGTGACTGCAACAAGGCAGACGAACAAAGCTGTCTCTAGCTCGAACGTGTACCCGTTACCCATACTGCTGAATTTCTCCAGCCGTACCCACTTACCCTCAATGAAGGTAAACGGGGACCGCAATGCATACAGCAGATCAAACCAATCAGGAGGTAAGACTTCCCTAACTAATTCGAGAGCTACTGTATCTGATGCGTTGCTAAGGTCTATTGTCGCCCACTCCCCAGTCAACGACCCATCACGGGCCAGCCGATTGTGGAGCTCCTTACCCGTTTCGGGCGGGCGATAAGTCAGACGCTTAAGCGGGCAGTCCGGAGCCGACGACCTGTCGACCCTTATGCCTATCGCGCCTAACCTCCTCTTAAGGTGACGACCGACCGCAAGCTGACACCAAAGGTTACCCAGGGGCTCGATACAAATCCCCCGGTCCTTGGTGGCATCCTTCGGTACGGTAGTAAACCTGTTACCCCTGCATTGCGCAGGAAGAGGTAGACCTAGCTTCAGCCTCTGGCGCCCCCAGTGGGTTTGCCAGTAGGAGTGGTCGAAGACCGCCCCGGCAGCTGAAGTGACGTGTGGTGTTATCCACAGTTTGTCCGCGACCGTTTGGAACGTCTGTCCCTTCATCTCGAAACTGGTGCCAGGCCCGAACGAGCCGAAAAGCTCATCCGGCAACGGTCCCAGGATCCTACCAGCTAATTTTCTCGCGTTTCTGAGGATAACTCGGAACGCGCCCTCTGCCGCACTCTCGTGCCGGCTCGGGTAGCGAAGTAGTTTCATGAGATTGTTGGTGTTTAAGCACCGCTCCTCGCACTCGTGGAAGGTTGCAATTGCCTTCTTACGCCTACTCACGCCCCTTAAAGGGACGATCGGAGACTTTCGAAGAAAATCACAAGCTTGCGCATCCCTGCGGTACCTTTCGGCACCCCAGGGCCCCTCAACGTAGCACGCCGAGTCAGCCGCCTTGGAGACGAGCTGCTCGAACTCCCCGTATTTTAGCAGAATGTAACATGCTAACGACGTTGGAGTGTTCAGGTAACAGTATAACGCGGAAGCCACCTTGCGGAGGCTGGGATCAAGGTTCATCATCTACTCCTTTGATGGAGATGCGGTGATGCCGCCTGAGATGGTTGTTCGCCGACTTACGTCGGCGCGTAGCCGGTGCTCAGGACCTCACGGATGAGGGTCGACACGAGGAGATTACCTGCTTGGACCGTGGCGTCCGCGACTTTCGTCGATGACACATTGGTCGGCAGGGTCGCCTCGCATCGGATCGGAACGCGAGCCACCACCGTGTCCACCCCGTTCACGGCCTCAACGACCGGGAAAAGGAGGTACGCGGAGAAAAGGCGAGCGTTGCTTGATCCATTGTCGCGCGTCAACACCTCGAACTTCGGCCGAAAGCCGACGATCGCGTGTGCTGCGTCTTGAAGCCACACTGCCGCCGACTTGTCGCCGGCGGATGGGACTTTCGCAACGTAGATGACGTTCGCGGCCGCGGAGTTTTGGACCGTGATGTTTGCCATGGAAGGCATGGTGTAGACCTCTTTGGTTATAGCAGAGACTGACCTCAGAATCGGTTATTTGCCGGTGAGGAAGATCTGCTGGAGAAGAGAGACGGCTGTTGCCGCCCGCGTCAACGAGTGACCAAACCCCATGTTAACGGGGTGTAAGACGACAGGGAATATCAACCCTGTCGACCTGATCTGATTGAAACGTACGTAGTCATACCACGTCCACGTAGCCGGCTGGTTTTTTACGCCAGTCGAATACCGACCTTTTACGGTCGTGAACTGCGTGGTGTAGGCCTTGTCAAGGTCCACACCGGCGAAGTCAGTGTACGCTTCTATGACATTTCCGCACTTGGCGAACCAATCCACTACAAAGGAGAATGGAACTAACTCCCAAGCAATAGAAGCCGGGTTGATAAGACCCAACTGAGAAGCAAGGTGAAGGTTCCAGTTCGTTACACGAACCGTAGCCCCCGTCTTCACAACATAACGACCACTCTCATAGTGCGACCTTGTTATGGTAGCACCATTAACAGTTTTCGTTTTTTGTTCCAACGTTTCTCTTGCTGCTGCATGGTATCTGAAGCCCTTCACTGGGTAAGGACTGGTGAGTACATCTACGGAATTGTAGATGTCCCCTAAAAGGGGTGACCAGCCGAACCAGTACTCGAGCCACAGACCGCTAGCTTCGCTAGCGGCCGACCTCAGCTTACTTCGGTGTTTCCGCTTCGGGTCGACCTGGAGTTCCCTAAGGAACTTTCGGAAGTTACCGTGGCGTAGCTCCTTGTAAGCCCGGCGTAAGCCGATCGCTCGTTGCGCTATCATTCCGAAGGCCTCGCGGCCCTCAGCGACAGTAGCTCCGATCGACGCGGTCGTGCCAAAAGCACCCTCCTTGAACTTGTCGTAACACCGGTTCCAGGCAATCTGCCCGTAAGTCGGCGGTGCGCCAGCCGTTCCTAATTGACCCGAATAGGGAGCATCACCGTACCAAATCGGCTCGTAGTAGTTATTCTGCGAGCGCGGGTCGGACGGTAACGCCCAAACACGACCATAGTGCTTTTGGCCGCTATAGGCTAGGACTTGGTCTTTCTGGTCACCCAGAGCGAAGCGGAACCCCCTCTTCCGGATATAGTGCTTATCTCCCCAAGGGGGAGAGATCGTACTAGGGATCTCGGAAGCGGTGTACTTCGATAGGTAATCAGAGTTCAAGGTTGTTGGCATCGGGGATACTCCTCGTTTTAATGAGTGGACCCCGAGCTCGCGCAGATGTAGATCAAAGAAAGACCCACACCCTGGCGTGATGCCAGAGGTTACGCGGCGACTTTAACTAAGCCGCAAAAAGACAACCCCCTCGGGACGGACCGGGTCTAGCAGTCCGGC